AAAATTTGTCCCGATGTTCGAAGCGTGCCGTACGTCAGACAGTGACCCTACGTCCGATAGCGTGCCGGATGCCGACGATCGTGATCGACCCGTGGAAGATCAGCGCGCCGAATGATCGAAGTAAGAGTCCCGTACGCCTATAGCGCCGCACAGCAACATCGCCCCGTACGTCTCAAGCGCGCCGAGACGATCAAGTTGCTCCGCTGGAATGTAGCGCGCCGCTACTCCGCTAGTGCTCCGAGACCTCACAGCGCGTGCCGTGCAAGAATCAGCGTCCCGTGCGAGTATAGCGTGCCGTCTTTTCTCAGCGCTCCGATGATGCGCAGCGCGCCGGGATGTTGAAGGGGTCCGTGAGTCGACAAGCGCGCCGGATGTGTGAAGCGATCCGTCCCGAAACAGCGCGCCGTACAACGCGAAAGCCCCGGTAACCGAGAGCGCGCCGACAACGCTGAATGAATCGGGTAGCCTAAGCGTGCCGTAGTTAGGTAGCGAACCGAAAACCGGGCAGCGTGCCGTCCATGGGAAAGGGCTCCGAAAAGAGGGAGCGTGCCGTGCAAGGGAGTCGAACCGGGCGTTAACAGCGCGCCGTGCGAGGGTGAGCGCTCCGAGAAAGTAAAGCGCGCCGCCACGAACCACCGCCCCGAAGTATGGAAGCGTGCCGTGTTGATGCTACCGCTCCGATGGTGACCTAGCGTGCCGAGAGTCGAGCAAACGATCCGTGTGGAAGTAGCGCGCCGATGCAGCGTGCCGAATGGTGCAGCGTTCCGATATGCATAGCGCCGCCAATAGCGCGCCGCCCGAGTCGAATGCTCCGAAGTGAGAGAGCGCGCCGTATAACAAACAGTGCACCGTAGAACTTTAGCGCGCCGATAGGCTTCATCGTCCCGAAGGACCGGAGCGTGCCGTTGTCTAACAGTGATCCGTAATTCGGTAGCGTGCCGTTCTATAAATCGCCCCGTGTGGACAAGCGCGCCGTCACAGCCAAAGGGCTCCGATAACCGACAGCGCGCCGATGTGAAACAGCGTTCCGTTCCCTCGCAGCGTGCCGTCGTCTAGGAGTGATCCGGTCCTACCGAGCGCGCCGAGTAGCCCACAGCGTTCCGTGTGGACATAGCGTGTCGTGTGCCGTCTATCAAAGCGAACCGAAAGCGTTGAGCGCGCGCCGCATCAGGCGAGTGACCCGGAAGACTTTAGCGTGCCGCGACAGATGATAGTGGCCCGACCATCAAGAGCGCGCGCCGTAGTCGCATCGCGTCCCGAGAAAGCCTAGCGCGCCGTATGAAACGAGCGTTCCGAAGAAGACGAGCGCGCCGAACACGAGGATCGTTCCGAATAGCTACAGCGCGCCGATCAAGCCGAGCGCACCGAGAAAGCCAAGCGCGCCGAATTGGCGTAGCGACCCGAGAACGTCTTAGCGCGCCGAGTGGGAATCAGCGCCCCGTTTTCTGACAGCGCGCGCCGCAGCCGCTCGTTCATTGAACGAGCTTAACCAGCTTTCAGGCTCGACGCCTCCACCCGTCCGTCGCCAGCCTGTCGGCAGCCGCCGATGTGAAACCGTGTCCCGGCACATCGGCGCTCTGCCCACCCCCGATCGCCGTCCATTGAAGTGAGCCGTGACACCAAGCGTGTCCGATGGAGTCCGCCATGACGTTCGCCGAAGTCCGCCAGCCCAAAGTCGGTGAGGCCATCAGCTTCCGCCGCCAGCCGCCGCTGAATATCCCGCCCGGCAACCTGTTCGTGCGCACCCTCACCGCCAACATCGTCGGCCACGTGCGCAACGAGCGCGCGACCGACGTGGCGGCGCGGCTGTGGCCAAGCGACCGCATGGTTGCGACGGTGCTGGAACGCGCCGCCAGCGCGCCCGCGATGACCGGCGTGGCGGGATGGGCGGCCGAACTCGCACAGAAGAAAGTCGTCGATACGCTGCTGGCGCTGCATCCGGCGTCGGCGTCGGCGGCGCTGTTCGCCGCCGGTACGGCGCTGAGCTTCGACGGCACCGGCCAGATCAGCGTGCCCGGCTTCACCACCGACTTCGGCAACAAGGGATTCGTCGCCGAGGGTCAACCGATCCCGGTGCATCAACTCGCGCTCACGCCCGGCTTGCTCAAGCCGCACAAGTGCGCCGGAATTGTGGTGCTCACCCGCGAGATGATCGAATCGAGCAATGCCGAGACCCTGGTCGGCGACGCCGCGCTGCGCATGTTGGGCCGCATGCTCGACGAAGTGGTGGTGGATGCGAACCCCGAGGCGGCCGACCGTCCGGCGGGCCTGCGCTACAACGTCGCCGCCACCGCCGCGTCCGCCGCCACCGATCACTGGCAGGCGTTTATCGACGACATGGGCAACCTCGCGCAAGCGGTGCAGGCGGTCAGCGGCAACGACATGCTGGTCTACATCATGGGGGCCGGTCGGCGCGTGCGCGCCACGCTGTACTACGGGGCCGAACTCGAAAGCAGCCGCATCGCCCGCACCCTGTCGTCGGGCGCGGTGATCAACGACGTGCTGTGCGTCGCCGCCGCCGCCTTGGTGTCGGCGTTCGGCGATCCGGCGGTCGAGACTTCGACGGCGGCCACCTTGCACATGGACAACGTGCCCAACATCGATCCCGGCTCGGCGGCGATCCACAAGAGCATGTTCCAAAGCGACGCTTTGGCGATTAAGCTGCGCTGGCCGGTGACGTGGTTGATCCGCGATTCACGCGGCTTTGCGTGGACGACGCCGACTGCATGGTGACGCGCACTCAAACCCTCGATCGGTTGCTCAGCCGCATGTGGTGGAGCGGATTCGTTTACGGCTTCACCTGCGGCGCGACCTTCATCGCGATCTGTTGGCTCTTGGTGGGAACGGGGCTGATATGAGCGACAAGAATCCAAGCAGCAAGCACTTCGCGCAATTCGACGCCCCCGATCTGCCGCCGTTCCTGGCGGTCGAGCCCGCCGACGAAGGCTGGCGCGGGCTCACCGAGGACGGCGAAGTGTTCAACGTGCACGGCGACGGCATCCCGCTCGACGGCCAGATTTCGGTGATCCGCAACGGCGAGACCATCGGCTATCGCAAGCTGCCGAAGGAAACGACCGCAGGCGTGATCGACGACTATCTCGCTCATTTCGCCAGCGCGACCGAATTGATGCGCATGAACGCCAACGAAAGCGCGCTGACCGCGATCGAGTTGGCGATACAGGTTGCGCCCACCATGCGCGCGCACTTCAACCGGGCGATGATCCTGCTGGCGCTCGGGCGCTGGATCGAGGGCTTCGGCGTGTTTCATCACTGCGAAGGCCGCTGGCCGTTCATGCGTCCGGTGTCGCAAGCGCTCGCCGATCGCGGCGTCAAGCGCTGGACCGGCGAGCCGATCGAGGGCAAGCGCCTGCTGTTGGTGCACGACCACGGCTTCGGTGACTCCATCATGATGCTGCGCTACGTCCGCCCGCTGCAAGCGGCGGGCGCGCACGTCGCGTTGATGATGCCGCCCGAGCTTGCCCGGCTGGCATCACAACTCGCGCCGGTCACCGCCAACAGCGAGCGCGTGATCGAGACCGACTACTTCTGCACCATGTTCGGCTTGACCGGCGTGCTGCACGTGACGCCCGATAGCGTGCCGCTCGGGCCGTACCTGAAACCGGACCCGCTGCTGGTCGATAAGTGGCGCGGCATCGTCGGCGGCAAGAACCGCAGGCGCATCGGCATCGCGTGGTCGGTCGGGCTCGCGCATGACGGCGACTATCCGCGCGGCATGCCGCTCGCCATGATGACGCGCGAGTTGGCGACGGCGGGTGCGGACCTGATCAGCATCCAACAAGATACCGGCGCGGAAGCCGACATGCTCGGCGTCGATCACTACCGCTTCGAGGACTTCGCCGACTGCGCCGCGCTCATTTCGTTGCTCGACGAAGTGGTGACCATCGACACCGCCGCGCTGCATCTCGCGGGTGCCATCGGCCATCCCAAGATCGTCGCCATGCTGTCGCACTGGTCGAGTTGGCGGTGGCTGTCGCGGCTCTACAGCAACGTCACGTTCTGCAAGCAGGAACGCGACGGCGATTGGGAAAGCGCGTTCGCACAGCGCAGACGTGCGCAGTGAGCGATGTCAGTGATTTGGTACAAGGACCGCTTCGACGTATTGAAGCACGCCGCAGCGGTGGCACCGGAAGACGGACTGATCCTCGAATTCGGCGTGGCCAGCGGCAGCACGATCACATGCCTCGCCGAGTCGATCCCCTTGCGCGCGCGCCGCATCTTCGGCTTCGACTCATTCGAGGGTTTGCCGGAACCGTGGGCGACGTATGAGGAAGGGCACTTTGCGTGCACGCCGCCCACGGTGCCCGCCAATGTCGAACTCGTGGTGGGGATGTTCGATGCCACGCTTGCGCCGTTTCTGGCAACGCATGCGGGCGCTGTGGCGCTCGCGCACATCGACTGCGACCTGTACCGATCCACCCGGACGGTGCTTGACGTGCTCGATCCGCGCATCGTGGCCGGAACAATCATCGTGATGGACGAATACTTCATCGTCACCGAGCACGAACAGCGCGCCTTCCTCGAATGGATGTCGGCGCATGCGCGCAAGTGCCGACATCTCTGCCGCTCGATCGAGCAACTGTGCGTCGAGATCGAAGCGTGAGAGGGCAACGTGATCCTGACTCCTTCGGTGCAGAGCTTGGTGCGCGCCTGTGCGGCGAGCGGCTTGGCGGCGATGGAGCGCACGCCGGTCGCCCGCGTCGTCACCCGCGAATGGTCGCGCGACAGCGACGCGCAATGGCTCACGCGCACCGCCACCGAACCGCTCACCATGGCGGACGCGCCCGGCTTGGTGCGGATGGTGGTGCCCGACGTGATGGCGACGCTGGTCGCATCGTCGGCCGCCGCCCGCCTGTTCAATCAGGGCATACAGCTATCGTTCGATCGCGCCGGGCAGATCGCGGTGCCGACCATCCTGGGCGACTCGACGTGGGCCACCTTCGTCAAGGACGGCGATCCGGTGCCGGTGCAGGAAGGCCACGCCGAGCCGTTGGTCATCCTGCGCCCGCACAAGCTCGCGGTGATCGTGGTGATGACGGTCGAAATGCTGCGATCGTCGAACCTCGAAACACTGATGACCGATGCACTGATCCGCTCGGCGGGCGTGACGCTCGACAAGGTGCTGTTCGACGATCAGCCCGAGGACGACACCCGCCCGGCCGGGCTGCGCTACGGCATCGCCGAGACCCCGCCGAGCAGCGCGCCCGATCCGCTGTCAGCGTTGATGCAGGACATCGAAAATCTGCACCGTGAAGTGTCGGACGTGACCTACACGCAGCCGATCTTCGTCGCCAGCCACACCCGCGCGTTGATGGCGCATCTGCGCAGCACGCACGGGCTCGTGCCGTTGCTCATGCTCGGCAGTCAGGCGCTCAAGGGCACGATGCTCATGCTGGCGGTGTCGCCCATGAACCTCGCGTCGATCGCCGAAGGCGTGCCGGTGGTGTCGGCGTCGCGCGCGGGCACGTTGCAGATGGACACGCAGCCGCAGGCCGACATCGCCGGGGCCGCGCCGCTGCGGTCGATGTTTCAAACCGACTGCGTTGCGATCCTGATCAAGCTGCCGGTGACGTGGGGCGTGCGCTCGTCCGTTGGGGTCAGTTGGACAGTGACGACGAATTGGTGATGGCAACGATCGATTACTTCGTGCTCGACTACGTGGTCGGCCAGCCGCCCGAGCAGTTGGCCGCGCTCTTCAACAGCTACGGTGTGGATGGGTGGCACTTGAACGCGGTGGACCTGACGCGACAGAACGCGCGGCGCGGCGTGTTCATGCAGGGCGGCACCCCGGCGGAATATCACGTCGTCGATTACGATACCGGCAAGACGCCGGAAACGCTGGAAGCCGACCTTGACGCCTTGGGCGTGGACGGATGGGAGTTGGTGGCGGTCGATATGCACCATCAAACCAGTCGGCGCGCCATCATGATCCGCACGCAAGACGGCGGCAGCGGCGGCGCGTTTCCCGACGCCCCGAGCGACGGCAAAGCCTACGGCCGCATGAACGCCGCGTGGGAATGGGTGCTCGCCCACGACAACGATTTGCTCGACGGCGGCAATTTCTGAAACGGCTGAAAAAAGGGAAGAGCGGCGTTGGGTTGAGGGTGTCGGCCGCCCTTCCAAGTAAGCGGTGTGGCTGACCGGGTGTGAGGGGCAAAGGATCACTGTCGGCCACGCGCTTTCAACATCATCACCCGGCAGATCGTTCCACCGGCAGATCGTTCCTATGTCAGACAGCCGACTTCCGCCTGCGGCCGTATTCGAGCATGCGCAGCGCGCGATCGTGGCGCTGATCACGCGCACCGGCTTCGATCCCAACGAGCCGCGTGATCCCCACGGCCGCTGGACCGAAGGTGGCGGCAGCGCCGACGCCGCGCCCGACAAGCCGCTGCTGATCAGCGCCGATCCATCGGCGGAACGACTCGACCGGTGGGAAAAGCAACTCAAGGCGCAGAAGGACGCGCTCGATGCCGCAGGCACCTACAGCGGCAAGGAAGTCGAAGAAGTCACGTCGATGCAGGCGGCGCTGCACATCTGGCGCAACGTCGCGACCGCCGAACAGCGCAAGAGCGGCGAATACGGCATCTACACCGTCAACGATCTCGACGGCAATCTGCTGGCGGCGGCGACCACGCGGTTCTTCAAGCCGGTGGGCATCGCGGAAATCAGGATGACCGGCGGCACCGATCACGATGCCAAGGTCAAGGCGTTGACGTTCACGGTGCAAGAGTACGGCGAGACGCATCGCGCCGAGCGCATCGAAGCGCACGAACGCAACGACACCGAGCACATCGCCGCGTTCGAGGAAGCGGGCTTTCGCAATACCACGCCGGATCAGGACTTCGCCCGCATGGTGTGGGGCGCGGAAGGTCCGACGCAAGGCCAGATCGCCCAAAGCGAGGCGCTGAAAGCGCAGCACGGGCGCGAAATTCTCGGCGCGGGCAAGGCGTCGGCGGTGTTCCTCGATTATCCACCGGAGAAGATCGCGCTCGGCGACGAATACAACTTCGCGATCGGCGAGAAGTCGCACACCGCTGCGGGCACCGCGCATCCGGACGGCACGATCACGTTGTACCCGGCGAAGATTTGGGACGCCAAGGTCGTGCCCGGCATCATGGCGCACGAAGTGATGCACCAAAAGTATCGCATCGTGCAGGCGGCCTATCTGGCGGACATGCGCAAGATTCAAGACGAGCCGGGGCCGCCGCCGAATCCGCAAGGCGAGCACGATTGGGAGCGCGAGGGCGGCAAGTACGCCGTCACCAAGCCGGACGGCGCGCCGCGCCCGCCGTACGATAAAAAGTATCCGCTGTATACCGACATGCACAGCCACTTCCTGGCGATGCCCGAGCGCGCCAAGAGCGACGGCGTGACCCCGTACAGCAAGGAATATTGGGACGACGCCTACAAGTCGGCGGCACCCGGTGCGCAGTACGAATGGTCGCGCGCGCAGAAGGCGGAAAACGAAACGCTGGCCGAGATGGCGAGTGTGCAGTTGGAAACCAAGAAGCTGCCCGGCAAACCGGCGTGGCGCTCGTACTACAAGTCGATCAATCGTTGGTACAGCCAATTGAAGTCAGCCGGAGTCGCGGCGTGATCGAGCACGTTGAAATCGACGGCAAGGGCGCGACGGTCGCGTACATCGACGGCGGCTTCAAGCCGGTCGATAAGGACGCGGCGGTGTACGCCAAGGTCAGCTTCGACGACTTGATCGAGTCGCCCGTGTTCGTGGCGCTGCCGTCCGGCAGCAAGCACTTCGATCCGGCATGGCTCAACAAGTTCGATCCCAACGAGCCGCGCGACGAACGCGGCCGGTGGACCGAAGTCGGCGGCGACGGCGGCGCGGGGGAAAGCGGCTTTGCGTTCGTATCCCCGAACGTCGAGCACCTGGGCTTCGAGTCGGCCAAGCGCAGCCTGCAAGGCGACCGCCAAAAAGCCCTGCGCATGGCGTCGGGCGAGATCGACCGCCAGCTTGGCCAGCAGGCGACCGACAAGGACATCATCGGCGCGTGGGCGGACGGTGCCGAAAACAGCGTGATGACCACGGTGAAGAACGCCGATTGGGACACGCTGCGCGCCGCTGGCGCGATGAAAGGATACCTTGCGGACCAAAAGCAGGTGCTGCTGTTCCGCCAGCAGTCGGGCGGCCCGGCCGCGCTCTATACGTTCGAAGCGCCCGGCACCGTTGATCAAATCCACAAGGACTTGCTAGAAGACGGTGTTGCCTTCCACACCATCGTGCCACACGAAGGCAGCGGGGCCACCGTGCACGTGGCCGATCTCGACGGCAGCGCGCATGATGCCGTCGCCAAGGCAGCCGAGCGCTATGACACAACCGTCGAATTCCAACGCGGCAACGCCGAATTCATCGGAACCGTCCAAGAAAGCGGCACCGACCGGGACCAGCGCGACGACGCAAGACGCGCTTACCGAGAAATTATCGAAAAATCCCCGGTTCAAGGAGTCGAAGCAACGTGGCGAAGGGTCCATAATCGTTGGGGCGAAACCCTCAACCCCGACAACGACTCGTTCGTCACCGAGCACAACGGCGACGCAAACCAAGCCCTGATCGAGACCGCGCACAGCGGCGGCAGCAAGTTGCCGGTGGCGGAAGTCCGACTCAACAATGAAGACGCGGTGACCGGTTTTCTGACGCCGGAAGGCCAAGTCCTCGAAACCTATGACAGCCACGATCGCGCCGCGCGCGACGCGGGCACGTCGCTCGACAAGGTGTTCAAGGACGGCGGCGCGCGGTTTTTCTATTTCCCGCACGAATACGTCGCGCTCGACATGGCCGAGCGCCCGAGCGAACAGCAGATGCGCGTGGTGCAGAACGCGGTGCTCGCCGGTCACGTGCCGACATTCTATGCCAGCGCGGGCATGGAAACCGGCGGCCCACTCGACGGCACCTTCAAGACCGCGCAAGAGCGCACCACCGAGCGCGACGTGCTGGCGACCATCAACAAGGTGTTCCCGCTGTTGCCGTCGCACGTCGAGCGCGGCGGCTATATGGTGCTGTTCGAACGCCAATCGGACGGCTCGATCGCCATGTACGATCCGCCACAATGGCGCTTCGATCCGGATGAGCCGCGCGACCCGCATGGGCGCTGGACCGATGGCGGTGGGGCGGACGGCACAACCGACAAGCCGAAGCGCGAGCATCCCGGCGAGGGCTACAGCGCGAGCGCGTGGGTGGACAAGGACGGCGTGATCCACACGTCGAACGTCTATGATGCACAGCGCGCGCTGTTCGAGAACCGCAAGGTCGCGCTCAAGCAATTGAAGCAAGTCTCGACCTTGATCATGCGGCTCGGCGAGACCGCGAAGGAGATGGCCGAACAGGGCGAGGAAGCGCCCGTGTTCAATCTCTGCAACGTGTCGATCGAGGGCACGAACTTGTTTTGCTCGCAACAGAAGGGCATTCCGCGCGCCGAGATGCCGGTGATTCCGGCCAAGCAGACCAAGGCATTCGTCAAACACTTGAAGTCGCTCGGCTACGAGATCGAGCGCAGCACCGAGCGCGCCGATCATCTGCGCGCGACGCAAAGCGAGATCAGCGGGGCCAAGGTCGCGGCGTCGATGGAGCGCATCCGCAAGGAAGGATTCTACAAGCGGCTCGTGGTGTCGGACGACGACTACATTCTCGACGGTCACCACACCTGGGCCGGGCAGTTGGGTGTCGATGCGCAGGACAACACGCTCAAGGGCGATAAGCACGTCAAGATTTCGCGCGTCAACATCGACATCATCAAGCTGATCGAGATCGCCGACCAGTGGACGAAAGAGCACGGCATCGCCAAAAAGCCCGCCAGCGAGAAGCCGAAGCACTATCGCCGCATGACGATCGAACAGGCCCGGCGCGCGCTCGATCCCGCCACGTTCCGCAAATATCTCGCCACCGCGCAAGAATTCTACCGGCTCAACCCGCAGATTGAGCGCGACGACGCGAAGCTCATGCTGACGGTGCGGTGGGACGAAAGCCAGCACCCGCGCGAGCCCGCAGGCACGTCCACGGGCGGCCAGTTTGCGCACGGCGGTGGTGGTGATCACCATCCGGTGGCCGCGCCGCCGCCCGCGCCCGCCACGGCGGCGGTGACGTGGGCCGACTTCGGCAAGGCCGGGATCAATTTCGACGACAGTGCTAACAGCCATCGCGAGGCGTTCACCAAGGCGTGGAACGAAAACGTCAAGATGTCGCCGGACGAGTACAAGCACATCGCGCTCGGCGGCATGCAGGGCCGCATCCGGCTCGGCTACTCGACCAACACCCACAAGATGGTCACGGTCGGCCATCTGACCAACGCGGCCGGTGACGACATCGGCAAGCAGCAATTCACCTTGAACTTCGTCGATAAGTCGGCGTCGGGCGATTGGCTGGAATTGAAGCATTCCGACCAGGGCCACGGCATCGCCAAGAAGCTGCTGTCGTCGCAGATCGAGATGGCGCAGAAGCTCGGGCTCGATCGGATCGAGTTGACCGCCGGGCTTTCGACCGGCGGCTATGCGTGGGCGAAGTTCGGCATGGTGCCCGACCGGACATCGTGGCGCTCGCTGTCGGCGACCATCCGGCAGCGGCTGACACAGCAGAGCGAGCGCGAAGAGCGCTATCGCGGCACCGGCGAGTATGACACGCCCGGCAGTTGGGACGAGATGTCTACCAGCGATCAGGACGACATCTTCGAAGCGTGGAAGGAGGACACCCGCGAGGAATTCGAGAACAGCGAGCGCGACAGCTATTACGAGAACGGACAGGCGCTCGACGACACCAAGTACAGCATGGCGCATAATTTCGACCCCGACGATTCGTGGGCGCAGGAAGCGCTGAGCGAATGGGTTGATACGTGGGACGCCGATCATCCCGAGCATGCGGTGCCGTTTACCGCCGAACAGATCGGCAAGGCGCTGTCGTTCGAATACGAGGGCGACGGCGAGGGCCGCAACGATCCCGACATGGATATCGACAACGAGAAGCTGAAAGAGCCGAAGGGATATGACCCGAATCAACCGTCGCTGCCCGGCATCGAAGCGCAGCAGCCGCACGAGCGGTTGACGCAAGACATGCGCGACGATCTCGAAACCGCGATGGTCGAGGCGTTCAACAAGCAGGCCGACCGCGACTACGGCGACGCCGACGTGCCGGATTGGGTGATGGAAAACGTCAGCGAGTATCAAGACGAATACTGGTCGAGCATGGGCGACCGCGACAAGTACGCGTGGGCCGAACGCAACGACAGGCTGCCGAGGATCGAGATCGAGACGGCGGAAGACGAAGAGCCCGACGAAGCGCCGGTCGAAGTGCCCGAGGACAAGACTCGCGAGGCGTTGAAGAAGCTGGCGCAGAGCACCGACCCGAAGGCGATTTGGGCCATCGCCGATTCACCCTACGGCAAGGAATTGCTGTTGGGCACCGGCTGGTCGGGTGAACTCAACTTCAAGGACAAGCAGGCGATGACCCGGCTGTACGCCTATATCAGCGCCGCCAAGGCGGCCGGGGCGGCGGCAGCGGCGGCCGTCGCGGAAGCGGCGAAGAAACCGGTGGCACAGGCGGCGTAGCATGGGCGCGCACTCCCGCATGATGTGCTACCGCGACAATCATCGGTACGATGATCGCAAGATCATGGACCCGATCGTGGCCGAAGGCGACGACGCGGCGGCGCGCACCGTGTCCGACGCGGTGTGCAAGGACATCGGTTTGAGCGCCGACGAAATCGCGGCGCTGCGCACCCCGCCAGCGGCGGATGAAGTGCGCGGCAAGGGTTTCGATCCCAACGAGCCGCGCGATGAGCATGGCCGCTGGACCGAAGGCGGTGGATCGAGCGGCGCGGGCGAAGACGGTGGCGGCAGCAAGCTCCCGCCCGCCGTGCGCGACACCATCGCCGAACTCAAATCCCGGCACGAACCGATGTCGTTCGATCCCGGCGCGAACGATGCCGGGCTGCTGTTTCCGGACGGCGAGCACGTCAGCATCGGCGGGCTGTCGTCGCAAGAGGCGGCGGAAAAAGCCGGGGGCGATGTCGCCACCCTGCACGATCACGGCACCGCGCGGGTGACCATCACCGAGGCTGGACAGCAGCTTCAACTCTATGCCCCGAAGCCGTTGACCACGGAGCAATACAACACCCTGACCGATGCGGTGGAAGCGCACGACTTCCATCGCTTCGGGATCGACAACGGCAGCGGCAAGGACGACGGCCGCGCGGGCATCGCCAGCGCCGAGCCGATCAAGCCGCAAGAGATGTGGGAGGCCATTCAGGCGGTGCATCCGTTGATGGCGTCGAGCAACGAGCCGCCCGCGACGCCTGCGCCGAGCGAGACCGGCAACCTGCCGAGCGGCGGCAATGCACCCGGCGTGCCGAACATCGAACCGGGCGCGTTGCGGCGGGCCAATGACATTTGGTGGGGGAGTGACGCCGACCCGAACTGGTTTCCGAACATGGACCAAAGCAACGCCCATGTCATCGGGAGCTATGATCGCGGCTACAATTGCGCGGCGTTCGCCATGGGCGACACCGAACGGTGGTGGTGGCCGAGCGGCGGCTACGGTACCGGCTGTTTCTGGCCGGACGACGTGACCAACAATCCGGAGTCGATGGACAGCTTCGACGATCTGTTCACCGACAAGATTCACGGCCGCGCGCTGCCGGATAATCCGGCGCAATGGAATAAGGTCGAGCCCGGCTTCACGCGCGTCGCAGTCTATGCCGACAGCGACGGCACGCCGCAGCATCTGGCGCGGCAAACGACTTCCGGTACGTGGATCAGCAAGATGGGCGGCCAGCCGCTGATCGAGCATGACGAACTCGACGACGTGGCCGGGGGCGGCTACGGCGAAGTCGCGCGTGTCTACCGCCTTCCCGACAAGGAATGGCAGAAGCTGGCGAGGATGTGATGGCGGTGAGCGACCAGTTGCTCGACGATCTGGCGACGCAAACCGACAAGGCGTCAACCCCGACGATGATGACGAAGGCCCCGGCCTATCGCGTCATCAAGGACATGGGCGACGCGGCGCTGCCCGATCTGTTGCGCGCGCTCGCCGCCGACAAGGCGGTGCATCCGGTGATGCTGCTGTTGAACGACATCACCGGCCAGTCGCCGGTCGCGCCCGCCGCCGCCGGTCACGTCGATCGCATGATCGGATCGTGGCTGGCGTGGGGGCGGGCGGAAAAGCTGATCTAGGAGATGATCCATGCCGCTGCCGATGGCCAAGCCGACCACGAGTGCGACCGCGACGATCCCGGCGGGCAGCGCGCTCAGCAACGCGGTCGATCTCAGCAGCGGGGCGTTGCAGATGTTGCTGTGCCCGGTGAGTTGGACTCCGGCCTATATCACGTTTCAGGTGTCGCCGGATAACGTCACGTGGGGTGACCTGTTCGATAAGGATGGTAGCGAAGTATCGCGCAACGTCCGTCCCGGTTCCGGGATCACGCTCGATGCATCGCTCACGCAATCGGCGCTGTGGCTGAAAATCCGTTCCGGCGGACGCGATAATCCGGTGCCGCAAGCCGCCGAGCGCACGTTCAATCTTGCGATCGGCTGATCTGAGCTTTCCGAGTCAACTTTCGTTCGTCGGACTCCGCACATTGTTCGACGATCGAACAATGTCGTAGCTCCCAACAATTCTGATCGATTCCGAACCGCGCTTGCGCGCGAACGATGGAGGCATGTCATGCCGATGAAGCCGCACAAGGGCGAGAGCCAGTCAGACTTCATGAGTCGCTGCATGAAGGAGACCTTTACCGGCGATCGGCCGCAGGACCAAGCGGTCGCCATCTGCATGAATTACTGGCGCGACGAACACGGCGGCAAGCCACCCTCCAAGGGGGCGACGTTCTTTTGGGCGAAGAAGGACGACATGCCGTCGCCCGAGACCGACGAAACGCGCCCGGAATTCATGGATCGCTGTGTCGATGAACTCGCGTCGCTCGACGACGAAATGGATGAAGACGACGCGCGCGACGCGTGCGAAATCGCGTGGGACGAAAACCGCGCCGCTGCCGCGAGCGCGCGCCATCCGGTGTTTCACAAGACGCACACCGGCACCGTGGTCGGCATGGAATTCATCCTGTCGGACGAGACCCCCGATCGCATGGGCGACGTGATCGCGTCCGATGGATGGGACATCGCGCACTTCAAGAAAAATCCGATCGCGCTGTTCAATCACCGTGCCGATTTTCCGATCGGCAAGTGGCACAACCTGCGAGTCGAGAAAGGCGCGTTGCGCGGCCATCTCGAACTCGCGCCCAAAGGGACTTCCCCGCGTATCGACGAAATCCGCGCGCTGGTCGATGCCGGAATCCTGCAAGCGGTGTCAGTCGGCTTCCGGCCGATCGAGAGCCGCGCGCGCAAGGCGACCGACAAAGCGATGATCGATTTTGTCGGCGAGCACTTCACCAAGCAGGAATTGATCGAGACTTCGCTGGTCTCGGTGCCTGCCAATCCCAACGCCCTGGCCGTGGCCAAGGCGTTGAACATCTCCCGACCGACGCTCGATCTCGTCTTCGCCAAGCACGGCAACAGAGACGATGGTGTGCGTCGCCGGACCTTCAC